GCCGTTCACTTGGGATTTGATGGTGCCCCACCCAGAAATATCCGGCCTTACGGTTATCGGACGGGTGAATAAATAAATCACCCGCCCAATTCTGTCAAATTAACCCGGAATTGCCTGAGCAAACATCTTCTCAACCTTGCGGGTATAAGCCATGTCTTTTCCGTAACGCGGGTCGCCAACCATTGCGTATAAGTCATCCTTAGATACGCCTTGCTCTTCGACCATACCGCTAGTTGGGATAGCCATTTCACCAGAGGCTTGACGAATCTTGTTCAAAGCCGACACGAAAGCGGCGCTTGTAGACGCTTGGGCTACCGCATTGAGTTCTGCTTCGTTCAGGATTGACCGTCCCAACTTACCGAGCCACTGGTTATTGGCCTTGATGATCTCGTCTGCACGGTTGCCGAGCTTCTTGAGTTCAGCCTCGCGGCTTACTTTCATCTGCTCCATAGCACCAGAGACGTTATCAAGGTATGACTTGGCGATCTTCTCAAAAGCATCCTGAGACAGGCCAAGTTCCTTAGCCGTAGCCAGATAATTGACCAAAACAGGGTCATCATCCGGCACATTGGCAGCCTTGAACGCTTCAAGATTGTATTTGCCATCTTTCGGAGCCTTGTGTTGCCCCTGAGAGAACTTGGTTCTTAACTCTGTATAGGACTTGGCAAGCGCCTCAACGTCTGGGCCGTCCGTTTCAGACCAAAAGTTTTCCGGCCAAAAGTCTGGGCGTTCCAGTTTCTCGTCTTCTTCAGGTGCTTGAGCGGCTTTTTCTTCGTCCGTCAGTTCCCGATGTGGGATTTCCGGCTCTGCTTTAACTTCAGTTACCGTTGCTTCAGGAGCTAACAGGCTCTGGTTGTCGGTTTGGGCTTCGCCCTCTCCGGCCTGAGTTGTCTGTTCTTCTGTCATTAAGTCCTCGCACGTTTGATCCGCTCTTTGATAAGCCGAACGACGCTATTTTGGCCTTCTCGGTGGAACCCATGAGACGCTTCGTCCCCCGGGAACCAAGTCGGTTGTTCGAGAAACCGATTTTCTAAGTCAGCCAATACTTTAGCGCCAGCTTCGGAAGTGAACACCAGAGCGTAAAGGGTGTCCAAATCCTTCTGTTTATTTGGTTCTGTCATCTAAGTCTCACTGTAATGAGCGCATCAATGCTTCTTGGTTGCCAGCGCCTTGCGGTGCGGCAGCCTGAGCCTGCTGCTGCTGGGCCATTGCCTGCATCTGTCCATATTGTTGGGCAATCTGCTCACGCTCTTCCGGCGTAGTCAGGAGTTTACCCGGGACACCGAGACGTTCAGCCACAAAGTCGATGATCTCGTCCTTCTTGATGGTCATCATGGCCTCTGGACCCATACCAGCGACGATCTGGACGAACTGCATAACATCATTCAGTTCTTCCATATTCTGCGCTTGGGCCAATGGGGAGATCGGGACGATCTTAACTTCCTCGCCATTGATCTTCAGCGGCAAGTCGATGTCACCACGCTGGTCCATAATGAACAGGATACGGCTGACAATCGGAACCATCGCCTCGGTAATCAAGCGGCCAAAGGCAGCTCCGAGGTTCTGGGCCAACTCATTACGACGTTGCACGACTTCAGTTGCTGATCTGGCTGACATATTGTCAGGAGGCAGCGTATCATCAAGTAGCATCTTCTTGATGTTCATCCGCATATCGTTGATGACGAGTTGCGCGACATTGAAATCAGCCGATTTAGGCAGCGGCGTAAGGCTTGGCCCTTGCGGTCCACCGTTACGGGCCACGGGGATGATCGCACCGGGCTGGATTTTGACGTTCTGCGGGTTAATCACCCCGTCATCTGCCGCTGTATAGACACCAGAAACGGCCAAAGAAGCGTTCTTCAGGACCAGTTCCAAGGTCTTATTAAGGGTTTTTACGTCCGGCATAGCCGTAATCAGTGGGCCACGACCGTAAACTTCCCCGGCAACCTTCATGTAACGGGTCACGATCCACGGAGAAACCTTCATCTCGCGGTAAACGAGCATGATCTTCAGCTTCTCATGGATAACGTAATAGCAGTAGCTACCAGTGTCCTTATTGAAGACCGTGGCTTCTAAAAGTTCTACATCATCGGTCGGCTTGCGGTCGATCTGTTGCTGCAAGACTGGCGAGATGTTGGCATCCGGCCATTGCAATGAGATCGCATCGCCCTTCATCTTCATCTTACGATAGACATTATCGACCGTGCCATGCGGCCCTTCTTCCAGCGATACAAGATATTGCGGCACCGCTGTAAAGCGAATCGGAGCCTTCTCGTCACCGGGCTGAATGAGCATGATCGCTGTGCCAACGGCCAGATCGAGCAAGAACTCTGACATTGACAAGTCAAAGTTTGTTTGACGCAGGATGTTGAACATCCGCTCATTGTAGAAATCCAGAACAGTCTGGACCTCTGCGCGGCGTTGCATCGGGATTCCGTTACCAGCTTGAAGACGACACCAAGCGCGATAGGGAGGGAACAGACTTGATTGGATACGATTGGCAAACCGTTGAGTCGAATGGATGGCAGTCGAGTCATAGACCTTCTGCATCTTCTTCTGACCCGGAACGCCGCCTTCGTAGTTCCCGTCATAGAGATTGCGCTGTGGGAGTGCGTATTCGTAGCACTCCTGATAGATCGTGCGCCACTCGTCCTTCTTAGCTGCGGCCAAGGAAGCGCGTTTGATTACGTTTTCAACACTCATCTTGGCCATAGCACCCTCACTTCTTCTTTGACTTGCCAGCTTTAGACAAAGCAATAGCGACAGCCTGTTTCATTGGCTTGCCGTGCTTCATTTCCAGCTTGATGTTCTGGGAAATTACCTTTTGGGATGAACCAGCTTTAAGCGGCATCTTCGTCGTCCTCTTCTTCCATTGCCTCAGCTTTAGCATACTTCTCATCAGTGATCGGGCCACCGACGAGCCAAGCATCACAAGTGCGTTGAGCCGCACATTTGAATGCAAATAGTTCGCAAAATCCAAGATCGGCAGTTTTAATCATAATATCGTCGTAACCGCCTTCATCTTCCGGTGCTTTCTCAAGCCCTTTCTCGATGCATTCCATCATCTGAGATGTCTGGATAAAAGCAGCGCAATTCCCGCAGCGCATGGTCATCGCTTCAGGAACAGTGACGTTATACATAGCCGCCTTCTTTAACCAAAAGGCTATATTTGGTTCTTCTGGATTAGGTGGTCCATAGCCATACATGATGAAGGCATGGTTACGGTTCTTAAGATTGTGCGAAATGTCTTGCGTGGCCAGTGGGCAAGCATATTCACCAGCCTCTTCCGTTTCCATTTCAGCCTTTAGAAGCGCCATAGTCAGCCCTTTTTCTTCATCATGGAAGCACGCATATTGTCGATCAGATTGGGGTATGGTCGTCCCGCTGCCGCTGCCATCTTTTTGGCCTTGGCTTTCTGCTCCGGTGTGAGCTTTTTGCTCTTACCGAGAGACTTAGGACGCTCCTTATCCCAAACTTCTTTCATGATCAGTCCTTCATATTCTTAATACGCGCACTCAAGGCGGCAGCTTTCTTCTTTGCATCAGCGGTTGAGGTGGCTCCCCAAGCCCTTAATGCAAGAAGTTTCCGAGTCGGGCGACCTTTCTCATCACGATCTGGACCTTTGACCCCAGCCATTCTAGCCAAGAAACTAGCTTTGCGGCCAAGTTCCTCGCGTGATTTAGGAGCGCCTTTAACTGGAGCCTTGAGATTAGACCCTTCAGTGCGCTTAAAGAAAGCTCGACCAGCGGCATTGAGTCCACCTTTCGGGTTCTGATACTTCTTGGCGACCATTAGAGACCACTGAGTTTTGTCGGGAGGCCAGTTTCAGGAGCAATACGCTCTGGTGACAGAAGCTGACGATAGCCGCCACGGGTCCGGGCACGGATAGATGCAGCGAGTGCAGCACCCTGAGCAGCTTCCTGAGCAGTCAAACGCTCTTCTTGCTTCTGCTGAATATCCATCTGACGTTGCTGGGCAGCCGAAGCGCCATCATCGCGTCTGTCTAAACCGAGAGCCTGTGCTATGAATCCCATGATTCAACCTCTTAAAAATATGAGCATCACACCCGTCTGGGGCATAGGCTTCTAGGAACGCCTCATGGCTGAATCCTATCAGTTCTGCCCATCGCAGGGCATAAGGATTATCATTTCTGACGGTTATCTGCAAACGACGCACATTATCCCGTTTAGATATGTGTTCGATCATCCGGCGGCTGCATCGGGTAAAGGTAACGATATTCTCGTTGGCGAAGTTCTTGTCCTTGAAAACTGTCACTTCCCAATTACCGGGCCAGAGATTGTATAGCAGATAGGCCGCTACTGGTTGACCATTGAGTATGACAGAAAAGGCATAAAAATTGTTAGCATACGCGACAACTATGTCATCGAAATTGTCATAAGCCGCAACCGTTCTTTGGTCTAAATCGGACAATTCCATGTCATGAATGTGTTTCACATGGAACTCGGTCGGTATCCATGTCATTGGGAACTGTGCTGATCCGATAATCTTCTGATCCGGCATCATGCGAATACGTCGAAGTCCGTGTTTGCGGTTGTGGTTGCGAAGGGTTTACCACCGATGTGGTGGCCACGGGTCAATGTCCTAAACTCACCGCCGCCAAGCATAAGATACCCAAAAGCGTCCCCGATATGAGAATGTTCATTCTTGTTTGGCGCGTCACGGAATCTATCTGTGCCTCCACCGACTCCAATTCTTTTAAAATGATAGCCTCCGGCAAGACTTTTTCTGAGTCTTTGGCATCCTGAGTCGAGGATAAGTCCGGGTTTTCCATCTATGAGCCTCTGCATTGGCAATGCGCCAGCTTCGCGGCGAACCATAAAGTCGTTCGATGCGGTCGGTTGAGCATTTAATCCGAGGGTTTTCAGGTAATCAAAGGCAGTTACCTCAAAAATACCGTCTCTCGCCACACCAGCCGGATCGCCCCAGATGAAGAGTTGAGCCTTTGGGAAGTGGGTCATGACATCGTGCATCATGATCTGGCCGAATCTTTCGAGGCCCATCGAGAACGAGACGATTTCGTGAAGGATATGCCAGCGTCCATTACGCATCTTCTGGCCGAAGACAGCCGCAGGAGTAAGCCCGAAGTCGAGCCCGATCTGGAGAGGTATTGATGGATCATAATCGAGCTTATCAACCACCATAAGGGTGTCTGAATACTCTGGCCAGACCTGTTTTCCTTCTTGGACATAGACATATTGGCCCCCGACATAGCATTTGATCCAGTCTAGGTTCTTGCCACCGAGTTGTTGCTCATAATAGCCGGGCGGAAGGTTGTTCGTGTTCTCTGCCTGATCATTCAGTATCCAGTGTCTGCCTGCCGCTGGTATAGCGTTTGGGTGGTCGGCTGGAACTTCGACCATTCCGGGTGGCTGTTTGAAGAATTTCCACTCATATTTGCCACGAATCGGCTCTTTTTCTGACAATCTATACCACCAATGGTCGGTATCCATCGGGTTGGTATCGGCCCAGATGCCACGCCAAGTCGGTCCACCATGCAGTTTAGTCGGGAAACGGCCCACGCGGTGTGTTAGGCCTTGAATAACAGCTAGCGGGAGTTCTCTTGCCTCGTTCACCCAAGCGCCAGTGAGTTCGAGAGACAGGAGTTTACGAACATCTTTTGGCTGATCTAGGGCTAAAAATATAACTTCGCAGTCAACGCCGGGTATTCCGTCACGGCCCGGCAGCTTCAGATGGTGGGTAATGGGCGGAGACCAGCGCATTGGTCCCCATACATCCTCTGGAAACAGGTTTTGCCATGTTTTAATCGTAGTTGTTCGCAATTCAGGATACGAGTTACGGACGATGACGAAGCGGGTATAGCGCGTATTATCGACCGGAGACGGCTTTTGCTGGACGGCTTTTAGGAATATCTCGGCAGCACAAGCATAGGATTTCCCACTACCGACAGGGCCGAGTAGCCCACGGAAGAAGGCATCGTTATTGAGGAACTTCCAAGTGGTCGGGGCTTGCGAGAAGTCGAGGTCTAGGCCAGCGGCGGCGAAAGACTCTGCGGCTTCATTCCGGGACTTCTTCTTTGGCGCTTTCATGCTTGATCTCATAGGTTGTTGTGGCTTGCGGTCCACGGATATTGATGCCGAGGATAGACGGTCGTTGTTCGTCCGACCCGATCTCTAGTAGGCCGTGATGTTTACTGAGAAGGCGAAGAGCAGACAATTTGTCGTGCATCTCGACTTCGATAGCGTTTCCATCCTTGGTCGGGGTGACTTTGACCTTCTTGATCGACTTCTGAACGTGCAAAGGCAAGTCATAGGAGTTCTTTACCATCACATTACCAGTGGAGTCCCATGAGAGGACATCCGTAATGGCTGCCGACCCTATAGCCTCAATCTCATTCAGAACAGCTTCCCGCTTGTCTTCCGAACCAGAAGAGACCGATTTCCTCATAATTCTAACTCTACCCATGAAGTCTCCTGTGGAACACGCTTGAAACTACCTTGACAGATATTGACTTAGACACCGCGAACCCCCTTAGTTATCCCCGTGAGGGGATACATCGTAACTTAGCTTAAACACGTTCTCCGAAAATTGAAAAAAAATTGAGAGGGTGACCCCGCAGTAGAGGCCGACCCCGGGGGGGAGGGATGGTGCCTGTCACGCAAAGCACCCCCGTTGGATTAGGACGGCAAGTGACGGTGGTAACGATCCAAAGCGCGATAGATGTGAGCGAAAAGCAAGCGTGATCTGTTCGGTTGTTGCGTCCTTTTCTATGAGCGTTTGAAGCGATGGCTTGTCGATGGTTATGTTGTAACCGTATGTGTTAGCCATTGATCTCACACCCCTTTCAATCCCCTTTGCCTTTTCCGTCTGTTCATCCGGTTCTTTTGGTTGAGCGTTCAACAGCTTAGTCTCACTTTGAGCATAAGTTTCAAACGTATCTGTCGCGTATGGTATCGAAGCGATTAGGTCTTCATCAGTTGGCAAAGGATCGTCAGGTCTAAACATTACCTGATAGCGATTAGTTAGCCATTTGGAGGTTTGCGAGGGAAAGCGCTTTTGTTGTAGTTTACGGATCAACCCGTGGATCGTTAGGCGCTTAAGAGCATTGAGGATGCTTGAACGGCTTAACCCTGTATAGGCTCTTATGGTCTCAATCGTTGGAAATGAGACACCGGAACGGCTGACAAACAAGCCAAGGGTGCCAAGAACCAATAGATCATACGGCGCAACGTTCGGGTCACTTAGTGCCCTAGCCGGAATAATTGCATAGCGTTTGTTTGACGGGCGGCCCCTATGATTTTCACCGTCCACTATGCGGGAAATGTATTTCACCCCGTTTGCGTTACGCCGTTTCTTTAACAATTTCAAAGCCTTATATTATTCTAATCTTTTTTTAAATACCCCTATTGACTAAATCATTCAATGTTGACAGATTGTAATGGTCTTTAACGCTCACAATATAGGTGCACAAATGACCATCTCAGAAAAAACAAAGCAAATAGCAATTCTGAAGCGCGCGCATGATAAGCGCATTGCTGATTTACGGGCGCAATATGAACGCGCCACGGCATTCGACAAAAAGTGTGATTTAATCGCGGCCAGAATTGAGGAAATACAAGCCTATTGTGACCAGGTATCCAAAATTTGCCACGGAAGCAAAGCTAATGTCTGATCTCTTAATCATCCTTGAAGCCTATCAGGTATTTATCATTCCGGCCCTAATCGGCCTTATCCTTTCCGCAATCATTGAAGCCTAATTGGAGATGCACAAATGAACATTCAGGAAACAATTACCAATAAGATCGTGGCCGCCATTGAAGCCGGAGCAGGGGATTTTGAAATGCCTTGGCACCGTTCCGGTATCTCTTCCGGCTTGCCTCACAATCCTATCTCAAAGAATACTTATTCAGGGGCCAACGTCCTGAATTTATGGATTGAGCAACGAGATCGTGGCTATTCCTCGAATGAATGGGCAACGTTCAAGCATTGGCAATCCGTAGGGGCTACGGTTCGCAAGGGTGAGAAATCGGTTCATTGCGCCTATTTCTCACAAGGCATTAAGACAAAACAGAATGAGCAAGGCGAGGACGAAACAAAGGCCTTTTTGTTTGCCAAGCCCTTCTTTCTTTTCAATGCCGATCAAGTTGACGGATACAAGGCTAACGGTGAACCTGACACAATACCCGAGAACCTAGTTCAACGGATCGAAAACGCCGATCAAGCGATTAAGGCTACAGGCGCTGAAATCATTGAAGGGGGCTCACGGGCTTTTTATCGCCCCTCAACCGATGCTATTTATATGCCGGACCAGTGGCGCTTCAAACAAACCCCTGAGCACGATCCTACGCAAGCCTATTATTCAACGCTCTTGCATGAATTAACGCATTGGTCAGGGGCCGAGAAGCGCCTCAACCGGACCAAAGGCAAGCGATTTGGTGATGACGCTTATGCCTTTGAGGAATTAGTGGCCGAACTTGGTGCCGCCTTCCTTTGCTCTTCTCTTGGCATTGAAAATGAGCCGCGCATTGACCACGCGCAATATATTGACGGATGGTTGCGGGTTCTCAATGGCAACAAGAATGCAATCTTCTCAGCCGCAAGCCTCGCAACAAAGGCCATGCAATACATTCTGAAAGCGGAAGCCAAGCCGGAAGCCTTAGCCGCCTAATTGAAAGGACATAGAAACGAATTAGGGGGCCAACAAAGCCCCCTTTTTCTTGACCATATAAAACCACCGGAAAGATTAGGCTTGCCAATGGCGGGCCGTTTCTGTTGATTTAAAACGGTATAGCATCGTTTAGATCATGCGCTGATTGATAACCATCAGCTTGAACCCTTGGTGAGCCACCCCTTGCGACAGTCTTGGCCACGCCATTGTTGTCGGGGTTCTCGTATTGACGGGCGGAGAGACTATAGAACGTCCGGCCATCTTCTTCGCGCATCCAGCCACCGAGATCAAACTTAACCCCGTCGATCCAGATGTAGCCTTTGAGATCGGGGTGTTTGTCTTCTTTTTTCGTCGGGTTTTTCCAGATTTTACCCATGTTTTTTTGAGTCGTCATTGCATTTGATCCTTTCAAATTGTGCAATCCTGATACAGTAGCCCCATGGCGTTATGGCCGCAATCGGACGGGCCAATTTCCCAGTGGGCAAATCTCAGGGCGGCCCTAAAATTCCAATGCTTCCGATGGAATATCCTCTTTGCCTGTCATGGTGTCGATCAGGGCGTTTACTCTCGCCTTCTCTTGCGCGGTCATGATTCTGGGCGGCTTGATCAATCTCTGGCTAGTATCTCCATGGCGCTCGTCGTAGCTGGTGTCATACCAAACGGGCCACTGAGCCGGAACCATATACGGTTTGCCTTCCAGAAGCCTGCGATACAACCCGTCGGCCTTACTCGGTCGGCCCTTCCTCATGTAGTAATGCCACCAAGAAACGGCCTCCGGCCCATCGGAAACCATGAAACCTATGGCATCCGAGTTCATGCCTTGTAACTTCAGCATATAGGTAAGCTCCTCAACGTCCTCGATTGGCATCGGGTGGCGTGGTTTAAACTGCTGTGTTTGCACGTTGCTCTCTCCAGAATTGTTCGACTCTTGCTCTGCGTTCCTCGTCTGTCATCTCGGCGAGGGGTTTCCATGGTGTCCCATCAGGGAATAATTTAACTGGTGCGGCGGCGGGGGAACTCCCCACGGTGGGCACATCCTCCCATCTCCTTTGGTTCAACCAAGTGGCTGGGTGAGGGATGTAGTTAATATCCTCTGAAAACTTATGGCTGCCGAGGGAAGCTATGATCGTCTGGGCTTCCGTGCTCTGCACCGCTTTGACCCACGCCTTCTCTGCGGCTCCTTTGCCTACCTTCCTCGGATAGCCAAGCCAAAACTTATCAAAGTCCTTAGACTTACTATCCTTCGACCGAACTTGTTTCGGTTGATGAATATATTTCTTATTCTGTTCTGTATCTGTATCTGTATCTGGGGGCGTTACAGTAACGGTTTCGGAACGTTGCCTGAAACGTTTCACTCTTTCCGTAGAAGTGTCTGATTTATATTGTCTTTTGTCCCAGTTATGAGGAGCGTAGTGATACCCGTTAGTGCCACCGTTCAGCTTGTCGATAAGGGTAGCGTTAAGCAACCGTTCGAGGAGCGTTACGACAGTGTTCTTTTCAATTCTGAGATGAAAGGCAATGTCAGCAACGTCCGGCAGAACACCGTCCTTCATGCTTGCAATGCACAATAGATTGATCCAATGCCGGAATGTCTCGGCATCTAAAGCCTGAACTTTGGGATCGTTGAGAACTTCATTGTAAAGTCTGAACCACTTGGACAATGCCTTAATCCTCTTGAAAAGGTAGGCATGATCGTCCATAAGGTTAGACAACACGCCTACGGCTGCAACGTAGGTTTAGAGGCGGCTACTGTTTCGGATGCGGTAGTCGCCTCATCTTTTTTTAATCTAGTTTGAAGCCGTTAGCAATCTTCTCTTCCATCCTGCGGTAGCCATGAAGCACCGATGTATGGTCTTTATTCAGCATCCGGCCAACTTGCATCAGGCTCAGACCAAGTTCTCGTCTCAGCCGATAGTAAATCTCGAACCTACAATCAACGAACTTCTGGCTCTTGGCTTGGCCAGCCACGTCTATGAATGTCATGCCGTGCTTTACGAGAACCTTAGCGATCACATACCGAGCCGACTGCCGACCGGAGAAGCCCTTCATCAAGAAAGCTGTCTTCCGAAGGAACTCATTCTCGCCGTAGATTTGAGTCCAGACCTGATCCAGCATGGCGCGGAGAGCAATCTCTTCTTCCGGCTCTTGTGGTGCTAGATTGATGACGTCTCTAACTACTGGCTTCGGTGGCTCTATTGGCTCAGGCAGCTTCTCTTGTGGCTTTACTGGCACGATTGGCCGCGAGGGATAGAACTTCTCCCGTAGGGCTTTGTGCTTCTCGTATGAATATGCGTATGCCGTTTCCATTGTTCACCCATTTAGCTGTTAATTCTGCACATAGGCTGTCGTCCTCGACGGCTCCAGCCTGAACGATTAAATCCATTAGTGGTTTGATTAGATTGTCGATGTCCCTCTTTCTTTTGTCTGGTCTTGCTGCCTCAAATACGACTACATACTGACCAGTGATTTTGCTGTTAAGTTGTCCACGAGTTATCCCCAGATTTATTTCTAACCAATCACGATAAACCTTGGACTTAATTACGCCTCTGCCCGGGACTGCCCGGAACAGACGGTTCGCAGACGGTGGGTATTCGCAAGTTAATTCAATCAAGACTTAGTTAATTCCCATCCACGCCCAGCGTTGACGATACAAGCGGAGCCGTCAGGCTGGATGAACACAAGCGTCCAAGACTCAGGGCCACGATAGAACTGGATCGCTAGCTTGTCGTCGATCCTAACCGGCTCTTGCGGCTCCTCTCGATATTCAGACCGTAGGCTATTGTCTATGATCGAACGATCCAAACAGAAGTGCGGTCCAAGTATAATCATTGAAGAGGCAAGAATTATTGGTTCCATAGCAGCCTCGAAAAAGGTGCCGGAGTTTTTAGGCTCCGGCTAGTCTGGGAGGAACGCTTCAACAAGAGGCGCAGTTCTTAGGCTAGCACCAATCTACCTTTCGTCAATACACATTTGATAGATTGTCTGAAGAAAAACTTTCAGCTTCTTCTCATCAGCCATCTTGAGTAGCCCCTGCCAGTGCTTCACAGGGATGTTGCCACGCCTGATCCATTGAGCCGGAAGAGACGGTGCGACTTGTAGGCGACGAGCGATCTCACGCTGGCCGCCTAGTGCTTGAAAAAACTCAGCCATGTTCATTTGATTTATCCTTAAGAGGTATTGCGGGAACACCTGATTTAGTTTTGCGTTGCGGTTTATTTTTTTGTTGTATGTCCATTGATGGTGGGCGTGGCATTGGCTCCCCAAGCGTGTAATTGAATTGTGGGAAGCTCATCACTCTTTCTCCATTAAAGCGCGATGTGCTGCCTCAATAAGCGCCTCCCACATTACCGCGCCTTTGAGGATGTTTTTATCGTGCTCTTCATACTCAATCAGTAATGCCACAACCTTTCGCAACCGCTCAATCTCGGCGGCATCTTCTTTTCGTTTGTGAAGCTGAAAATCTACTTCATCACGCAACCGCTCAATTTCAAATGCCGCATCGTTCTTTAAAAAAAGAAGGTCAACATTGCTCGTTTCAAAATTCCGCAACCGTTCAACGATGTCCATCACTCTTTCTCCTTCAACGCGTCGTCGACAAACACTTGAATTATTCCGTAGGCAGCTTCGCTGTTTGGGACTTTCTTGATGCTCTTCAACGCTTCCCGCAACCGTGCATTTTCTTTTTGCATTTTGATTAAATGATCCTTTAATTCCTCACCGCGCTTCCAAAGCCTTTCAGCCTCGATCCTTAGTTGCTTAGTCATGGATGAAGTCCTTATGCTTCCAGACGATGTGGTCACGATTGTTTCCGCGCTCTGGATGGCGGCGGCGAACCTCTGTAGCTACGATATACCCAACCTCAGTAAGCTGGGCTCTCCGGCTACGGTAATGGCTGGTGAGGCAATTAAAGTGATTAGCCATCTCGACATCGGTGAACCCGCCATACCCACAGTCAAACGCATAGCTGAGAACCTTCTCATGCGTTTCTGACATACTTGGCATTACTGATCTTGCCGCCTCAATAGACGTATCGCGGCTCTTTTCCCGATACAGATAGCGTTCTTGAATGTTCATCACATTATTCAAAGCGTCCATAAAACTCATTTGACAATCTCCATTTGTGTATGTAGCGTTCGGCTACGTTCTGATTCGTAAGAGCGTATGCACAATCTGTCAAGGGGGTATCCGTGACACTCAATGAACTAGCCCACCTATCGAATGAGTTGCTGGCTGAACTAGATACGTTCTTTGTAATGCTATCAGCCGAAGAGCCGCCATCAGATGAAGATTTGCGGGTAGCTATAGAGGATTTGATCGTAGCTGCCGAGGACGTTCAAGTCGCCATCGACGAAGTATTCAGCGATGAGCTTGATGACGATGAACAAGATGAACAAGAGGATGAACTACAATGACACAATTAGCGAATAACCAGTTGATCGAGGCATTGCATAAGGTTCAAGGCCAGATTTCTGGCGTGAAGCGAGACTCAACTAACCCGCATTTTAAGAACAGATATGCGTCTTTAGAAGCAGTTGTTGATGCACTTAGACCAGTCTTGCAAGCGAATGATTTGATTGTGACCCAAGCACCCGGTCGATTTACTGAACTTGGATGTATTGAGATTACTACCACAATTTCGCACATCTCTGGCCAATCAATGAGCAGCGTATTTGAAATACCTTTATCAAAGAAAGACAGTCAGGGGGCAGGCTCAGCAATTACCTATGGCTGCCGCTACTCTTTGATGGCATTATTTTTATTGCCCCCACAGGATGACGACGCTGAGGGGTCTATTGATCGCAGTGAAACTCGCCCTGCTAAAAGCAGTTATGCCCTAAAGAAAGAGAACCCTAATCGGTGGCCAGAAGTTGAGGCTATGATCCGGGGGGCGAAGAACCGCAAGCAATTACTGGAAGTTAAATCTGAGTTGAGGAAAGAAGCCGAGACTTGGCCACAAGCATGGCGTGACTCTCTAAATGAGATTTATTCAGTCGCTTGGGATGAGTTGGAATTTACTCAATGAGCAATCTCTCTGAGGAATACAGACTGGCGGCGAAGGAGTGGGTTCATCAAGACTCCGTTGCCGCCTTGATGGAAGAAACAAAGAGCCACTGGTTTGCTCAACGTGTTCTTAAGTTAGGTGCTGACAGGCCAGTGAACCAAAGAGAGATGGAAGTTAAGGCTCACCCAGAGTGGCATGAATATATCGAGAAGATGGTCATGGCGCGAAAGGAAGCTAATCTCTTGAAGGTGAAGATGGAATGGATACGGATGCGGTTCGCAGAAAGACAGTCATCAGAGGCGACGACGAGAGCCGAGATGCGCCTGTAAGAAAAACGAAGTCGAGGAAGTTACGTGCAGAATTATTCCAACAACACAACGGCATCTGTCATATTTGCCAAGGTAAAATCTTGGGCCACGAACGCTGGGAAATCGAACACATCATACCGCTCTCGCTCGGCGGAGAAGATGGTGGCGATAACCTCGCTCCGGCTCACCAGTCCTGTCATCGCGGGAAAACGAAAGAGGATATTAGGCGGCTTTCTAAAGCCAAAAGACAACGCGCTTTTCACTTGGGTAATAGAGTCTCCAGAACTCCGCTACCCTTTGGAAGACAAAGCAAACTAAAGAGAAAATTAGATGGCACAATTATTCAGCGTAAACCAAGGAAGAACACCGATGCACCATAGTGACGTATTAAAATCAGCACAGTCGATCCTCAATCAACGTAGCAATGAATATGGCGACATGAGCGCGTCATTCGTTCGGGCCTCGACGATTGCATCTGCAATCTCTGGGAAGACAATTAGTTCTTACGACATCGCTATCGTGATGATGGCGGTAAAAATGTCCAGGATCGGCCACAATAAATCCAAGCCTGATAGCTGGGTTGATCTGGTTAATTACACGACATTTGCTGCTCAGTTTGCAGATGAAGAACCTGACAATGTTCGCAAGTTAAACCTTGCAGAGACAAAGCAGAATATCGCCGATGCCAGTTGATGATCACACCACTGGAGTTGTCTTTGCAATCTATATGTTCACAGGATTTTTAGCCTTCGTAATATGGATGTATCAAAATGGTAGGCTTTGAGACAAAACGAGACATGGCAATGGCACGATACGCAGACATGGAAACCATTGACCACATCATCGAACTGCGTAAAGAATTAACACAGGTCAAGAAAGAACGTGACAATGTGTTGGCTCATGCAGTTGAGATGGCTGTCATCCGTGCCGAGAATGATTGGCTGAAGGATAAGGTTATCAAACTCAATGGTGTGGTTACCAAGTTGTCTAATGAATTGAAGATCATGCGAGACAATGAAGAGTAGGATCGCAATCTTCAGGCATGATCCAGAGGCAAGCCAAGACTGTGTCGATGGCATGGTCGAGGCTTTGTCTGGTGAGTTCTCTATAGTTACATTCGATGAGACAGAATATGCACAAGCAATTACAGACGCAGACATCGTGGCATTTCCCGGTGGAATCGGGGATGCGGCAAGATATTACGATTTCTTTAGACGTAGGGACGGAAACGAAATTGAAGATTTCATCTCGCGTGGGGGGAAATATCTCGGAATCTGTATGGGCGCTTACTGGGCTGGACCAGATTACTTTGACTTGCTCAACGGCCTTAGTCCCGTTCAATACATCAAGCGTGAAGGAGCAGACGTAAAGAGATCATTCAGCACGATTGCCGATGTCGAATGGCTCGGTAAGAAAACGAAGATGTTCTTCTATGATGGATGCACATTCACCGGAGAAGGACGCTGTCAGATCATTGCGCGCTACGCGAACGGTGATCCGATGGCAATCATACAAGGAAGGGTTGGGCTTATCGGCTGTCATCCAGAGGCCCAGCAAAAATGGTTCAATAAAAAGTATATGCAGAAATACTGGCATGGCGGCGCTCATCATGAGTTGCTGCTGTCATTCACAAAGAGACTGATGAGGCAGAAATGAAATACTACATATTCTTGCTGTCGATTAAGCTGGCTAAGTGGTCATGCAGTTGTGGGCTCGTGTTTGATCATCTTGATGCGGCAGAAGACTTAGAGGTCTGGCATCATCATGGCTGAACCTTGGACGCAGAAAAGACTTGACATGGCTTTACGTCTTGTCAATGTTAAAGGACTATCACTTACATCAGCCGCGCATGAACTTGGTATTACACGCAAGGCGCTAACAGATGCGGTGATCAGGCACGGCTATAAGGTAATATGTAAAACCACAATCGCAAAGGCATGAACAATGTATAACCTTGAGAAGCAGGCATCCGGTTCAATCACATACGACTTCGATATTGAGTTCACGCATGGAACAGAGTTCTACTTCGGTGAGGGTAGCGTCGAGGTAGAGTATAAAGCCGAGACCCAAGACGGTTTCTGGCAAGTCGATGATAGTAAAATATCTACGATCTATAAGGTCGTGCTTTACAATACAGACGGCAATGAGGTGGCTCCCTATCCGGCGCTGATTGATGCCATGATCCAGACTCTAGAAGAGAAGCAACTAGAGCGCATAGACCAAGCGATCTATGACGAGATCGAGTCGTCAGAGTATTATTAAATCAGATAGTCGCCACGGAATACCGGACGGCAATCGACCAACTCACAGAGTTCTGGTGGCATCATAATACCATCTCGGAAGGTAATCAGGACGAAGCCCGGTTGTGCCCTGCTTGCTGTGCCTTCGGCATACTCAAACGCCTTGTGCATTGGGTCTCCGAGCATCCCGCACTCGACACCCCAATGAGAGCCATTGCGGTTTCTGACTGCCGTGATCTGAAGCTGGTGGGTGTGGCCAGTGACTACCGAAATCCCAGAGTGAAGAGCACTGTTCCAGCCAGCATGAATACCGCTTCTAAAGCGATGGCGTATTTCCACTTTGTTGATGTGAGTCGCCCAGCAGAAAGTCCAATCGCTAAACCGATCAGAAAGCCGCCCAGCGTAATCATCAAGTTCTGGGGCATTGTTGGCCAGATAATTATCGACACGTTGATCATGGTTTCCCATCGTCCAGATGCGATGCTTGGCTCTGTATAAGGTATTGATCCAAGCGGTCGCTGCTTCAATCTCTTTGGTCAGCTTAGGAGCGTTCTGACCGAGAAGACTACCGTGGCGGCTGACTCTTGCACCATCAAGAATGTCCCCGTTGAGGACGATCACTTGCGGCTTGAATTGCTTACTGGCGATTGCGAACGCCTTCATCATGATCGTTTCATTGTGTGGCCAGATATGGGCATCCGATCCGATCAGTATCTGGCAGTTATCTAGTTCGATCTCATGACACTGAGGATAGGTCCAGTTTTGCGCTGGCGCGTTATTCGCCTCAATGAATAGTTCTGGGTAGTAGGACTTGGCTAATTCAATTCTGGCTTGGAAGGTGGAGCGTGGGAGTTTCATTTCCCGTGCTCCGGCAGCATGATTGTGGTTCAGTTTAAAGAAGACCTTGACGGTCTCTGCCGCTACTTCCTTGGATAACTTAGGGGGAGACATCTGCCATTTCCAATGCTACGCGCTCTACATCTGAGACTCGACGCATCCAGCCTGTGCCGAATGTGTCAAATGTTGCTAGACGATGCAGGAACTCACGACGCTCCTGACAAATCTTCTGGATCAATTCTTTAGGATCAACCTTGGCAATCGCGTTCATTGTGCCGGGTCCGATCAGACCATCAGCCACAACACCGGATGCAAGTTGCAAGAAGCGCACGGCTCGACCAACACCAGAGTTTACCGACACATCGAAGGCGCAGTAATCCACCCCTGCGGGTAACTCATCCCCTCGGACAAGATTCCAGTATCGGGTCTTATAGAATGGCGTGACCATCTCTTGCGTCAGGCTCCGCATTTCCTGTTCATCGACAGGATTACCTTTATACTCTTCCCATGCCCGTTGTGTGACACCGAGATTGGTGCGACCGCCCGGGTCTCGCGGATGATTTACGTAACCGCCCTCATGCTTCAGGAGATGCTTAAGAGCCAAGTCAAAGTTCGATTTCATTACTTGCCATCCGTATGACGGTGAGCGGAGCCGAAATAGTATGAAAGAACCAACATCAAAGCGCCATCAAGTGTGCCGAGAACACGGGCAATCAATTCACGCATGGATGATTCGATGACATTATGCAACATGAACCATTGCACACATCCCCAAGCCACGACAACGATAACTGCCAAGACACGCGGTGTAAGATCGTGGGTCATAATGGCATAGTTTCTGGCGCTGTCACGATCAGAAGCAGCAATTCTTTCCAGATCAATATCCAGAGACTTCATCTGAACCTTGAAGTCAGCGTCGATCTTTTTAAGAGCAGCTAGTTGGTCAGCAGTTGGATTGGCGAGAGCGGCATTGATCTCGTCTTCTGTGCCGTCAGCGTGGCCTAGCAAGGCATTAGACAGGGCTTTAACAGCCATACCAGCGACAGGCCCACCGAGAGCCGTAGCAATCGTAGGCGCGACCGAGCTAACCAGTGGTCCAAAGGTCTTCAGCAAATCCATAGGATGATCCTTAGTGGCTGAGTTTGATTATTAGGAGAATACCAACTACGGCAATGGCCACGATCAGTCCCATGACGATCAGGAACAAGCCAGCGGCATCCTTTAGTTCTGCGGCACGTTCGGCAGCCAGCCGTTCTTCTTCACGGTGCTGACGATCTACTTCTTTACGAATCTCTATGACTTCCCGCTGCACCGATTCATAGGCTCCAACTCCGTAGATGGAGATAAACAGGTTCTTGATCTCCTCTTGCATCTTGAAAGCCTTAGCCTTGGCAGCATACCGCTCCATAGCTTGCTTCTCGATGTCAGCGGGATTGGAGAACAGACCCTTCTTTACGGGTGTAGAGGCTAGATGGGTGAGCTGCCCGACAGCGTTCCAGAGATTGCCCAAGTCCTGAGCCATCTCCTGTATCTCTTTGCCAGCCGCAATAGCAGACTTCAGCCCGTTATAGGCCGCAGTCGCTCCGGCTATCAGAGTAATCGGGTCCATTATTTCGTTACAAATCCGACGAGGCTATCAACCATATAACCTAGGATTGCACCAAGGATGAGGAGCAGGGAGCCAGCACCCTTCCAGCGGTTCATAGACGCGCTGATAGCCTTAATGTCTGTCTTGAGTTCAGACATATCTTTATGCAGATTCTCAACCTGAGCCTCTAGCCGTCCGATTTGTTGGTTGAGATCATCTGACATAATTGCCCCCTATCAGATTGTCGCGTTAGGATTACGTGGCCATTGCATAGTTGTAGCCGCAGAAACAAATGCGTCAATATCGGCTGCGGCAGTCAGAGCCGCCTTATTAGTAGCAGCAGCAGACCGAACAGCGGCGCGATAGGCTGACCACTCAGCCGGAATCTCAGTGCCGATCTCTTGCTTGCGAACGACCATCCAATCGCTAGGTGAGAGGAGTGAATAGGCAATCTCATTAACCCGACGATCCCATTCGGTCTTTAGGCCATCAAGGTCTTTAGGAAGGCCAGCATCCCAGTAGAAGCGGTCATCGTAACGCACTGGATCAGCGACCTCGGTAATGCCGACAGCCGCCTTCTCTTCAGCCGACGCTAGGCGAAGCCAATTAGATGGATACTTCACTCCATTGAAAGTGAAAGCTACATCAACCTGTAATGGTGAACCGTTGAGAAGAAACATGATTACTCCTTATCGAGCGCGTGAGTATTTGAATGGGTTTTCCGCAAATGCCGCGTAAATTATGGTATTTCCTGAACCGTTAATTCCAGCGCCAGTTGTCCTAACTTTGAAACCATTTGATAAAATATCCAACCTTGGCCTACCATCTGTTTCTGCGCCTGAAGTATTTGGAAATAACTCCAACCCTGCCGCATTATATGTATCACGAGAAGTATCAACTATTTCCCAATCAGCAGTTCCAAGACTTGCATTTTTATATAAAATAAAACGAGGGCGGAAATTTGTAAAAATAAATGGCCCATCTGAGTTTGCTGTCCCAGACCATGAACCCATAGCACTATAGCCAGAGACAGCGGCGAAGCAGTAGGCGACGTAGGTTGACCCGTTATCGTTTGTTCCCCACCCACCACCAGCGCCAATAGTAAACACAGATGATGTTGGAGCTGTATTGTTCCAAGCTGAAGAGCTAGATGTAGATGCGATTGTAGAATTTAATTGTAGATAATTTGTTGCACCAATGGATGCGTGATAAACAATCCAAGATTCACCCGCCGCATTTCTTTGTTTAACAAAGAACAAACTAGGCGCAATACCAAGCCCATGTCCAACAGTTGAACCTGCTGTGCCATTACCCGTATAAGTCACAACACTAAACCCAGCGGTAGTATTAGCCGACACGGTAGATGTGATGCTGCCAGAGGTGTTGGTTACGCCTGTGCCGCCAGCTTTCCATTGCCAGCCGACCATCGTATAGCCATTAGTAAAATTTGTGCTACCAAGGCTGAACCCATTAGAATTAAATGATGTTAAATAGTTTGCATCAGTTAACTCTGCGTTTGTGGTATTTGTTGTTAAATATAAACTTGCTCCTCTTACGGAGTCATTTATGATATTACCACCAACATTGCTTCTTGGCTTTGTCCACACAAGATCAGGCTGAAATGTAGTTCCAATAGTATTGTTTGTGCCATTGTTAATAGTTTGAACGCCGCCATTAGCCGTATAAGTCGTAGCCGCCATATACTGTGCGCCATTAGCAATGCTTGGAGCAGGGAGATTATATGTGTTTAGTGCTTTGAAGCCTGATGGTGGTGTGTAGGTGAATGGGCGTTGGCCGAAGTTGAAATCCCAAGCGGAAGAACCGCTAGAAAAGTCAGAAACACACGGGAACATTGTCCCAGAAAGACTGCTATATGCCGTTCCTTGACTAGCATTATTTTTATAGAAAGCAAGTGTTCCGTTATCCATATCAAGAGCAACGCCTATTACATCGCCAGTTGTATAAGATACCCCATACGATGATGCTGATCCGCTATTGTATTTACGCGCATCTTGTAGATAACCCCAGCTATTTGCCGTACTCCCACACTCTGTTGTAATAGTGTGCGATGAATTAGCAATTCCAATACTGGAAGATGTAACAGAACCAACAGTAACTTCCCAATACCATTTGCCGGAATAAACGCCTAAAGTACCACGAGTGGAAGGCGAGTTTGTTGTCGGACTTACTATGCTTAAATCAGCAGCCGACAAAGTATTGCCGCCATTATCTAATGGATTCAATACACAGTAATTTGCCGCAGTCGCGCTTGTCAGCGTAGGCACATCCGTCATGCTGTCATAGGTCGTTCCAGCCGTTAGGCTGATATTGTTAGGTGTCCAGTTATTACCGTTGCCTGACGAGTCTTGCACAAGAGTTGTCGTGCTAGTTGTATTGCTGAACGGCAGATAGAAGCCATTGGTGCCGTATGTGCCAGTGTATTTCTTTGGTTGCCATACGCCGTTAGTGTCGTATGCGCCGAATGATGATGGTGTTAGAGCTTGACCGTCGATGAAGTTAACTTCGGCAAGGTAGCCACTCAAAGTTGCACTATTGTCAGATAATGCACCAGTAGTATGATAAACATTATTATTTATAAATCCGTTCGTGTTTAACGGCACCGTATTGTTAACAGTTAATGTTTGAGAAACACCATTTATATAAATCAACATCCTATTAGCAGATGTTGCATTTGTGCTGTCATACACAACAACTAAATGATACCATGCAGAAGGATCGCGATAAACTGCTTTTGTTATAACATATCCTTGAATTGTAGAACTAGTGCGAGTGTAAAATTCAACTGTGTCGTTATAAGCAAAATAAAATCCAGAATCATTTACACCGATTGTCCCAGCAAGAAATAATCCTTGTTGCACTCCCAAGCCGCCGCGTTTAACCCAACCACTCCATGTCCATGTAGTGCGGTTAGATGCACTAGCTGGCGTTCTATTCAAATAGGCACTTGCAGACGAGCGGAAGCGCAAGCTACGATTAACATTGTATCCACCTAATGAACCCATCATTAAGTTATTGACTTCGACAGGTAATCCCATTTGTCACCCGATATTGGTCAGAAGTTGAGCCGCAATGCTTGTCGATGAACGGACTGTGTAAACCAACACATCCACCGCATTAGCCGTTGTCGTGAGCGTAGGAGCCGTCTGAGACGGGAAGTCCCAATAGGACGAGTAAGCCAGCGTCCGAGAGCCTGTGCCGTCCTGTGTAATGAAGATCACACCAGACTGACCCGCTGTGAGATTTGTCGGGTTGCCGAGCGTCCGGTTACCACCAAGGGTTACCGAGAAGTTATTAGCTACGGACATATTAACCGCAATTGTAGCCGCATCTGTCAAAGCAGATATATTAGCCGCTGCACTTCCACTTACATATAATT